GCACCACTAATTACAATACTGTCTATTCTTGAGTAGTAATATACTGAGTTAACAGCGCCGGCGTTTCCACCGGTAACTACTTCAGGGTAATTAACAGAACTAGGGCCATCTATAAGATTGCCTACGACAGCTCCATTAATAGTAAATGTAATACCCCTATCATCACCTCCAGAAGTAAACACAAGTCTATAACCTGCGCCTTCTTTAGCAACAACAGGGTCAGTGTTAGTTAATGTTAATGCTCTAGGAAATGCTCCTCCTGTAACAACTGCTGCAGTCTTAAAAAATGTAGCTGAGGTAGATGGATTAATCGACCAAATATCTGTCTGTTCCATATCTTTCTCCTAATTAAGCTAGACGTGTATATCTATATCCTGTAGCACTACCAGGTGTTATACCGTCGCCACCAGTAAATATTAAGCTGCATTTAGCTATATCTTGTGCTGCACTAATAGTAAGTAATCCAAATGTGGCCCCTGTAATTGCTCCTAAACCAGAAACTGCTCCACCTGCACCTAGAGTAAGTGTTACAGTGTTAGCTCCGGCTGTATTATCTACTATAAAAATAAATTCTTGTCCTGCAACGGCAGCTATTCCTGTGCTTAAAAGTGCGGCAGTAGGTAATGTAATTGCAACGGCTGCTGCGGAAGTTGAAGTAATTTTCCCTGTAGCTAATTGAGCTGTGGTAATAGCCGCTGCGGGGGTAACATCGATTGCTACAAATGATGTTGGGATAAATCCGTTAGTTGAGGCAACGGGACCTGAAAATGTAGTTCTTGACATAATTGTTTCTCCATACAAAGTTAAGCTTATCTGTCGTGTATGCGTCTGCTGGGGCAGTCATGATAAGCCGGTAAATCCCAGATAATTAATGTTACACGTTTTCATATCATTATACAACAAAAAAGGGACCGAAGTCCCTTTATATAAAGCTTTGAAATTACTTGTTCATTACGTACATTGTTACTTCAAAACCGAAACGCATTTCAGTTGCAATTGGTGTTGTCCACATAATATGATCTCCTTTCGTTTTAGATTTCAGCATTGCTGATAGAAGAATTATATATACTTATTTAAACTATATTCTGCGTAAAATCATGAGTTTATCCATAAAGAAATAATAAAAATTGTGGGTGATACAGGTAAAACTGCAATAAGCCCCATAATAACTATTAATTTTTTACGCCAGTTTATCAAGAGCTTGAGATACTTTTCGTTCTATCATAGGTATTAAGCGCATACCACTATAGCCAATAAAGAAAGCTATCGCTGGAGAAAATGTTATATGAAGACCTAATTGATTAATAATAGGAGGTACAAAAAATTCAGCTGATATAGCCGCCACAAATACAGATAATATAACTTCTATCCGTGCTCGCTTACGCTCTACAAGCCAATTAACATGCCCCCCACGAGGTGCTTTTCCTTTAACTTTTTTAACATTGTAATTACAGAACCCCCCTAATACGGAAGCAATGATACATACAAAGCTAACTCCAAACATGTCGATTAAATATTGCATACCTTAATTATACTCCTAAAAAAAAGAAAACCCGACAGAGAGGAGCCGGGTTTTCCAGAGAGCGGTACTACTTACAATTAAGTAGAACCCGGTGAACCCCACATACCTAGAGGATCAGACCAACCAAATGAATAACGTTCACGGGCTTTGTATCGAACATTACCTGTGTCAAAATCGCCGTCCATTGAAGTTGTTAATGGTGTTCTTTCAAAATGCTTCATACCGTTAGGTACATCAGTAGTTAAGAAGAACGCATTCGCATCAGTTAAAAAGTGATTTACTGAATAACCGTCTGGAATGGATCCATTAGTTCTCATTGCATTGATATCGTTATCAGCAGTACTCGGTCTAAGCTGAGTATCTAATAAACGAGTTGCAACAAATTGTAGTGCTGGTGGTATTACTAATCTACGAGGTTTAGCCGCGATTAATAGACCACGTTCATCAGTCCAAGCTGCGATCTGAATAACTGCGGCTTCTAGTGCTGCCTCAGATAAATCCACACCAACTGCTGGTCTGTTTGAGTTTGTACCACCTGCCACCGTAGGGTGGTTAACAACAGCTGCTGCAGCGTTAGTACCAAATAATGATACGTTATCGCCACCTAAGAAAGCACCGTTGAAGCCATTGTTTAAAACATTAGCTGCACGAACTTGCTTAGTATTTGCCATTGAACGAGCAAGAGCTTTAGTATAGCGAGCTGAAAGACTATCATATAGATTATCTTCAACTGCTTCTTCAGTTAAACTGAAACCTAAAGCAATTGTTACGTGGTTATATCTAGCTGTAAAAGCTTCTTGTGCATTATCATATGCAATAGCTGCTCCCTCAGATTTAAGAGGTGCGGCTGCAAAGCCAGCTAGTTTTGTTTCTTCTTCGAAAGAACGATCTGAAGATTCAGTTTCGTAAATCTCTTTATGTTCTTCCCCATAACGTGCATATTCTAAACCGAATAACGCGTTAAGTCCTGGTAATAGCTCCTTAAGGAGCTGGGCTCTTGAAATTGCCATGTTTTATTCTCCTTAATTAGATACCAACGCCGCTTGTATAAGCATGCGCTACTGGGTTAAATTTAACAAGTAAGTCAGTAAATGCGTCGCCAACTATAGATGTAGGTGAATCTACAAAGTCTACAATTTTAAATGCATCTTGATTTACACTTAGTGTAGCAGAGTTAACTGCTGTTGTTGAATTACCAGATGATAAAGTTCCTGTAGCAGTGGTCTGCGCTAGAATAGAACAACATGAGCCTAAGGCTGCTGCTGTTACTGCTCCATTTGCTTGCACTTGGAAAATTACTGCTGGGTCGTCTACAACATAAGCTTGTATATCAGCTGCTACTGTACCTGTTGGATAGTTCTGTCTAAATACTACATTACCCGAATTTGGATCTGTAAATGTACATCCTACAAATACGCCTACTGTACCTGCTACAAAAGGTGCTGCTGCTGTTCCAACTGTTAAGTTTGGAGTTAAAAAGCCAGTACCTAAAACATTAACCACTGAACCGTAGTAAATGTTAATAGCTGTTGCAGAGGCAATCGGATACAATCTAGTAGAACCCGCATATGGGGTACCTCCTAGATGATTTACGGCTTTCAGTCCATAAGGACTTGCTGTTGCTGCCATGATTGTTTCTCCTATTTATTTCCCTTACCAAACTTTCCGGTATTTCCCGTCTCTTGACCTTCAGCAAACTTAGGCATACGTGGATCGTTTTGATTCATGTATTGCGCATCAACTGCTTCAGTCTGTTGCCTTGTTGCTTTATCAACATAAGCTTGACGTTGCTCCATTAGTTCTTTAGGAATTTTACATAATAGCACACCACCAATTTCAATACCGTCTTTGTATTGTGAATTAGGGTCTGCCGCTAATTGAATCTCTGGGTGTTCCGAATGCTTCACCGGTTCCCAGCCTTCACGCATTTTTGCAGATACGTTCATGTTATCAGGCTCATTTAATAAAGAACACCTAACCCATCTATAAGACCATCCAGCTTTCTGGTTAAATTCTGGTAGCGAACTTGCCGGCTTCCATTCTGTAACCCTACTTTCTCTATTGTCCATTTCTCGGTCAGTTCTTTTTATTGTGTTACTTTCTGTTGCCTTATCCATTTGCGTTCTCCAATTTAAAAATTTCTCGTGCGTATTGCTCCGGAGTTAACTTAAGCTTTTTAGCAAAAGCAACTTGAGTTTTTGATAAGCGTACTTTTTTAGGCGCGGTACTACGCGTTGCCGGTGCTACTACATTTGAAGGTTTGCGTTGGCTCGGTTTTTCCGGTTCCAACGAGTTTCCCTTAAAGTTCTCAGGGAATCGTTTTTGCATCGTCTCATCAATACGATGGTAATAATCTGTAGAAGAAGGATCTATTCCGCTTCTAACTAATCTTTCGTGTACTCCTAAAGCCAATGAAGTCATTTCTTCATCTTTACCAAACCACTGATTTTGTTCTTGCCATTCTGTGGCACGAGAATCAGGTGCTGGTGCTTTCGGTTGTAAACTTTCTAAGTTCCTTTGTACACTATTTTCATCTGCTTGTCTATCATATTTATATTGCGGTCTGATATTTTGGGCAGAAGAAACTTTATATTGAGCCTCATTCATTGCTGCTTGAGCCTCGACAATCTTTTCAGTATCTCCAGAATCGTAAGCTTCGCGATAATCTCGTTTAGCTACTGCTAGATCTGAAGTAAACTTTTCTTGTAATGTTCTTAAATAATCTTCTTCTCCAGAACTTAAGGTGGTTCTAAGTTGTTGGTTTTCTCCTGTTATTTGTTGTGCGTATCTAACAGCTTCTTCTCGTTCTCTAGCTGCTTCTTCTTTAGCTCGTCTTTCATCATGCCAAACTTTTTTAAGCTGAGACATTCTTTGTTTAACGCGTTCAGAATAATCTTCTAAAGTATCGTTTTCAAGTGTCTCGACCATACCATATGGAAGTGGCTTTTTGCCTCTATCTGCTCTAGGCGTGTCATCCTCTTCCTCAACCTCAAACAGCTCTTCTTGCGCAGGAGCTACATTGGGCTTTTGTTCTACTCGCTCAACATCGGCTGTAGATTTCTCAGTTTTACTTTCTGCTTCTACTTCTTTTTTGCCTTCCTCTAAATCTACCTCTAATTCTTCGCCTTCCATCGGTTGAACTTCGTCGTTAGGTATCTCGTTTATAATTTCAGCCATGCTATTCTCCTATGCGCGTTCGTAGCCACGGGGGTCATCGACCACTGCTTCTACGGTATCGTCGTTTATTATGCGGAATTCTTTTCCGTGAATTTTGATTCTAGTACCTGCGTAAGCACGTGTTATAACGAAGTCTCCTTCTTTACACCATGGGCCTCCAGGGAACCTAGCTTTGTCTTGATAAGCTAAATCGCCTAACTGCATAACAAACAAGCAAACAGTCGCGCCTTCTTCAAGCTTCTTAACTTCAGCAGATTTTACAATACCCCCTTCATATGTTTCCTCTGCTTCAGGAACAATACATAAAA